CGGCATCAGCCGTGCGGCTGGGGTCGGCCTCTAAGCCTTCTTCATTACACAAAACTTTCAAACGCTTAGCCGCATTCACCCACTCTTTGCGGGCAATCGGCGCAGTCAAAGGCCAATAGACATGTAGTCCTCGACCCGAATCCACTACAGTCGGCTTCGGTAATCCTACGGTTTTGCAAAAACCTTTAAGTGCTTCTAGTCCCTCAGACTGATCCGCATATGGCTTACCTGTTCCGCAGTCAATGTCAAGCCAAAATGACTTGATGTTCTTCACGTTATCGTTAGTACGTGAACCTGATTCTTCATACTTTGCGCAAGCAAAATAGACGTCAAACTGCTCGTCCAATAAATCTTGAACGGCGTCTTCTACACCCTGCATATCCTCAACAAATATTTGCCGAGGGTGACCTGTCTTCTTCAGACCGACCACGCAGTACCACCCGTCTGGCGATAGCACCGCCGACAGTAACCCTGCTCTTGTCATAGCCGCCTCTAAGAAATGCGTCGGAGGGGCGCGGCGAGCCCCGTCCGAACGCTACTGAACAAACCCAACCTTAGAAAGCATCTCGTTAATTTTTGCTTCGTGTACCTTGCGTGGAATCCAATCGCCTGAGAACCATTTATAGATTGTCATGCGGCTAACTCCAAAGTACTCAGCGACTTCACGAACGGGATAATCTTTCTTAATACAGAATCGCCCCAGCTTTACGCCGGAGCTCTCTGTACTTGCTTCTTGGTTGGCGCGAACGATTCGAGTTGCGTAACCTCTGTTATCCATTACTCGTCTTCAGTCCACTGTTTGAGCACGTCATTGAATTCCTTCTTAGTAGCGGGCTCGGCGTTCTTCTTGGCAGTACGCTTTGTTGGCTCAGGCATGATTTCTTCATCCTGTGCTTTAGGTGCGGGTGCGGCAATCGCTTTCTTCTTAGGCCCATCAGTTTGTGATGGAGTTTGTACGACAGCGGCTTTAGCGGCAGGGCTATCACCTTTGTCTTTAGCGGACATCCACTCTTCTTTGGATAAGAAACGCACGGGTTTGAAGGTCAACTTAGGGGTATCGCTATCACTGTCCATACGCATCTCTGTTACCAAAGTGCTGATGCTCTTACCTTGCGCGCCGACATACTTAGCGTATTGTTGGAACGGCATCTTGTCTACATCGCCACGACCAAAGATCGACTTAGCGGGTAGCACCAACTGGAACACATCGCCTGCAACGTCGTCGGCTAATAGAACAGCCAAGCGTTGTTGGTAACGGCAAGCGCGGGAATCGCCTTGACCAGAACCTTTGATATTTTGCTCACAGCCTTCGCAAGAAGAATGTTGTGGGTACTCGATGCTTGCATCGGGCTTGTCACCGTCGTTAGACCAGCAATCAGGGTGCGAAGTCTCACCAGCAACATACTTACCAGCATAGAAAGAACGCGACACTTTTGTCGCACCATTAACAATGACGATGTTCATTGAACGGTTTTCATTCTTGGCAATCTCTTCACCACTGACCATCATGCGAAACACACCACCACGGATGGAGATGCGCTTCATGCCAGTATTACCAGCAAGCGCTTTGGTCATGTCGTCGAGGCCGACGTCCTTTAGGTAGTCAGGGAGATTGTTGCTAAAGAGCGCGAGGTCGTTACTCATTTGATTTTCCTTTGATAAAGTTGTATATAACATTTGCGTTGTACATCAGTTCTGAAACTGATGTGTATTGCTTGGACTGTTTGTTCAGCTCAAGCGCCTGATCTACCGCACGCTCTCGGTAGAACATTTCGTCGCGTTCCCTGCGGAACGCTAATTCTTCAATGTCCATTACTTCCTCCGGATGGTGATTTCATATTCTCGGTCGATATTCAATCCCATAGGTTCACTATCAGGATTGTTATCCAAGAACTCTTTCATATTCATTTGATGAATACGTTTTTCTAGCAACTGCATTGCTTCGTGCTCGCGCATAAAGGTGTAGAAGCTTTCCCAGTCATTAGTCCAATAGCGGTCTTTGACGGTTCGATACGCAGTTCCCTGCGGTGTTGAAAAGCTAGTAACGCCAGTCTCTTTAGAGACCTCAAGTAACTTTTGCTTTAGGGTAGTCATCTGCTCTTCTAGCTCGGCAGTATCAGCCTTATACTTTGCGTATATAGCATCTTTTGAATCGCGAATCTTAATATAAGCGCCGACGATTTTGTCAATAGAAACATCTTGTTCCATACTCTTACTCCAATTTGTTTTTTATAGGTGTTGGTGATGCGTTCACATAAAGCAGTGTGGTTCAACTTACTTGGTATTTGCACAATTCAAGTAAATACGGCGCTAACCCGCATTACACACCACCAACAAAAATCATTATACTCTATTTGTTGACTTTGTCAAGAGTTAATTTCATTTTTATACAAATCAATAATCTTGTTATGGAAGTCCAATTTGTTTTGCAACATTGAGTAGAGTTTTGTTTCTACTGGACTACCTTCAAGATGCACGATTGTCATAGGGTTACGCTGTCCGGGTCGATCGATACGCGCGTTTGCTTGCAGGTATGTTTCAATCGACGTGACAGGAGCGTACCACACGATTACGTTCGCCGCAGTTAGGGTAACCCCATGTGCCGCCGCTTGCGGTTGAATCAAAAGTACTCGTGGTTCATCTGACTCTTGAAACCTTTTGAAGATATCGGTACGCCTTGACACGCTTACAGAGCCATTGATTATCTCTGACGTTACCTTGTTCTTTGTTAGGAAATCTTGTACTAGATTCAGTGCATGTGTAAAAGGTATAAATACTAAAACTTTATGACTTGCTTCTTCAATAACCTCTAACAAAATGTTTAATCTACTGGACGCATCAAACTCAATTACATTTTTAGTATCGGTGTATACAGCGCCACAAGATATTTGGAGCAATTTGTTTAGTTGTGCCGCCGCATTTACGGCAGAAACTTCATCGCCAACTGCTTCAATCAGCATTTCTTTCTTGAGGTCTTTGTAGTATTTAGATTGTTGTGGTGTCAGTGGTGCAAATCGTGAGGTGTGTGTCACATCAGGCAAATCAATGCAATCTTTTTTCTCAAAACGAATAGCGGGTTGTAATAAGTTATGCACAATACTTTGAGCTTGTGGTTTTGGAATCCACTTAAACCGTGTAAATTGGTACATAACAACGTCGCGAAATGCTGTGTACAAGTGTGGGGTTCTTGCTGGCACACATAGTTTGGCTAAACCATAAGCATCTAGTGGTGATTGCGCTGCGGGTGTACCCGTCATCATCCATACCCAAGTATCAGGAGTGACGATTCTTCTCAACGTTTTAAACCGTTCAGTTTTTGGGTTCTTGTACGCATTAGCTTCGTCAATGATGACGAGGTCAAACCCACCAGCCTTGAGTTCTTCCTCAACGATTGCCACCCCATCGTAGTTAATGATGACGTACTCGGCGATGCCTTCAACAATAGCCTTGCGTTTTTTGCGATCTCCGTGTGCCACATCTACATGGCGGTGAACAGCAAACCTAAACAAGTCGGCTTGCCATGCGGCTTGCATGATTGATACTGGGCAGATGACCAATACCCGACGGATATATTCCTGCTCAAGCAGGTAGTCTGATGCCCAGATAGCTGATGCAGTCTTACCAGTACCTTGTTCGTTAAAACAAAAAGCGCGTGGGTGCAATGTCAAAAAGGATGATGTTTCCTTCTGATGATTCATTGGTTTGAAAAGTCCGGGCCAGTTGTAGTCGCGCTCAATCGGGGACGGCACATCAGGTAGCCCTAATGTCTTAAGCATCTGTGCTTCCTTCAGCCCCCAATGGACAGCCACCGAACCATCAGTAGTCTCGGTGCTTTTAGCAATCGTAGAAAGAATCTTTTGCGGTTCTTCTGTTTCAATCAGTAGGTACTTGTTGTCAATTACTTGCATGTTCATACCTTTATCCGAGCCATAGGTGCATACTGGTCAATGACATTGTGAGTTTCTACTTCACCCAAAGCAACAAGGCGCTGGGCTACAACATTTAGATAGTCAT